AAAGTTCCTCTCTTTGATTATATTCATGAAGCACCAGGAAACATAGCAGAAGATATTAGATCAATATCCTTAGATAGTAGTGATCCAATGTCAGCTTTAACTAATGAAAAAACACCCTCAGAAAATCCATTTTATCGATATGTATTAGAAGCAATCGAAGGTGGTATTACTCATAAAGAATTCAGTTCCAAGCTTACTAAATCATGTAACGTTATGGACTATATAGAAGAACATACGAATTATAAAGAAGTTTCAGTTTGGATGGAAGAGCATGGATTTGAAAAAGAATCTAAGAGATGCTTGACAATGTATCACAAATTAAAATCAGGTGGCAATATTATGAGAAAGAATATTGAAGTACCATGTGATAAAATTGGTGCATTTGTTGGTCATCTACCAACTATGTTAACTCATCCAGATGAAGACAGATTCTTGACTGTAAGGGAAGCCTTATACATTATGAGAATGCCAAGTGATTTTGAATTGCTTGACCCTAAAAGAACACTAAACCATATATGTCAAAACGTTCCGGTTACAACTGCAGAGTTTGCAGCTAAACAGATCTATAAATATTTAAATGGACAGATTGATTTAGTAGACACAGATTTTCTTATTCAAGATAATCGAAAAAAAGCCATAAAATATCAAAAAAACAGTGTACAACTCGACAGTTTTATGGTATAATATACTAATATTGAGGAAAAAAATATGTTAAATACAAACGAAAAATTTCCAGGATTTATGCTTAACGGCGTAAACTCGGAAAATCAAATTGTTCAAGTTAAATCAGAAGATCTTTCTGGTTCTTGGGCAGTCATTTACTTCTACCCAAAAGACTTTACGTTCATTTGTCCAACTGAAATTTCAGGTATGGATAAACTATGCGAAGAGGCTATTGTAATGGGAGTATCTGGTGATAATGAATATTGTAAGCAAGCTTGGAAAAAATCCAATCCGCTTATAAAAGACATTACACATACACTGGCAGCCGATCCCGGTTTGTCATTAGCAGGAAGATGTGATATCATTAATATGATTGATCTTGTAGCAAATAGAGCAACGTTCATTATCGACCCTGAAGGTATAATCCAACATTCATCAATGAATGCAATGGATACTGGAAGGAACGTAGATGTACTATTACAAACTCTCGAGGCACTTAAAGCAGGCGGTTTAACCGGATGTGATTGGGTTGCAGGAGAGCAGTTCGTTGCCTAGTGTAGATCTAAGACCGCGTAAACCAAATCCTAAGGATAAAAGACCTCAGAAGGAAATGCCCTTTGATGTTGGTTTACGCAAATTTAAGAAAGCTTGTGAGAGAGCTGGAATCGTGCAGGAGGTTCGTAGGAAAGAATTCTATGAAAAGCCAACTGCTAAAAGAAAGAGAAAAAAGGCTGAAGCAATTGCTCGTACTCGCAAGCAAGAAAGAGCAGCAAAATTAAGACCGAACAGGTGGAGATAATATTATGGGTATAATGGATAAACTTAAAAAGAATTCCAAAATTAAAACAACAGCTATATTGCAAGAGAGTATATTCTTTCAAAAGCAAGATACAGTTAAAACTGAGGTGCCAATGATTAACGTTGCGCTATCAGGAGATGTTGATGGTGGAATGACAAGTGGATTGACAGTATTAGCTGGTCCTTCCAAACATTTTAAAACATCATTTGCATTACTTATGGCAAGTGCTTATTTAAAAGAACATGAGGATGCAGTATTGTTATTCTATGATTCAGAATTTGGTTCACCGCAATCATACTTCGAATCATTCGGTATCGATACTAGTAGAGTATTACATACTCCTATTACAGATGTCGAGCAATTGAAATTTGATCTTGTAGGTCAATTGGATAATATCGATCGTGGTGATAAAGTATGTATTGTTATTGATTCAATTGGTAACTTAGCTTCTAAGAAAGAATTAGAAGATGCACTGAATGAAAAAGGTGTAGCTGATATGTCAAGAGCAAAAGCTTTAAAAGGATTATTTAGAATGGTAACACCATATCTAACAATGAAAAACGTTCCTCTTTTAGCAGTTAACCATACCTACCAAGAAATTGGTCTGTTTCCTAAAGCAGTAGTTTCAGGTGGCACAGGTATATATTACTCAGCAGATAATATTTGGATTATTGGTAGAAGGCAAGAGAAAGTTGGAACTGAAATCAAAGGTTATCATTTTGTAATTAACGTAGAGAAATCTAGGTTTGTTAGAGAGAAATCAAAGATACCTATCTCAGTTACATGGGAAGGTGGAATTGAAACTTATTCTGGTTTGCTAGATGTCGCTCTTATTGGTAACTATGTTGCTAAGCCTTCCGTCGGTTGGTATTGTAGAGTTGATAAAGAAACTGGAGAGTTACTCGATCCTAAAGTAAGACAAAAAGGTACTCTTGAAAAAGAATTCTGGGACCCAATCTTTGAAGGTACCGACTTTAAGAAGTTCCTCAAAGGTCATTACCAAATAGGTCATAAGCCTTTACTAGAAGTTGCAACTGACTTATCATTGGATTCTGAAGATGCCGAATAGTGTTGTCGATAATAATGACTTTAAATATATAGAATCAGAAGTCGAAGACTTTTATGGTATAGAACTTCTTACTCATTCGAAGTGGAAAGGAATCCAATACATATATGGCAAGGTGAATATAAATGAATCACCTGAACTTGGAACAGCCACGTTAGGATTTACCTATCAAGTTGTAGATTCTAAACAATTCGAAGAGGATGATTTAATAAATGATATTAAATTTAAAAATTATCTGGGTGGTATATTACAACATATCATTACAGATTCACTAGATAATGGAGCAAAGATTGGAAATAACAAATCAAATACAAACACACATACTCAATCATCTGATAAATGATGAGGAGTATTGCCGTAGAGTAATACCTTTCCTAAAGAAAGAATATTTTGAACATGAACACAGGGTCGCATTCGATCTTGTGGTTCAATTTGTTACTAAACATAACAAAATACCATCAGGCAAAATTCTAGAGTTAGAGCTTAAGAAAGTTCAAGCTCCTGATGATGTTCTAACAAGAACTCAAGAATTGATTGATGAAATGAAAGTAAGATCTGATCTTGATATAGATTATATTATAGCAGAATCTGAAAAGTGGTGTAAAGATAGAGCAGTATATAATGCTATAATGGAATCTATTAAAATCATTGATGGCAAAGATCCAGAGAAAGATGATGGTGCAATCCCTGAAATTCTTTCTAATGCATTGGGTGTTTCTTTCGATCCTAATATTGGCCATGATTATATCGATAACTCGGATGATCGTTTCCATTTTTATAATACGAAAGAAGAACGTATACCGTTTGATTTAGATTACATGAATAAAATTACAAAGGGTGGCTTACCGAATAAGACCTTGAATATTGCAATGGCCGGCACAGGCGTAGGTAAGTCACTCTTCATGTGTCATTGTGCAGCAGCTAATCTTGAGCTAGGAAAGAATGTATTGTACATTACTATGGAAATGGCTGAAGAAAGAATTGCTGAACGTATTGATGCTAACCTTATGGATTTACCAATCCAACAATTAGAGACTCTTCCTAAGAATGTATTTGATTCTAAGATAGAAAAGATTGGTAAAGGCTCAATAGGTAAACTTATCATAAAGGAATATCCTACAGGTGCAGCTCATACTGGACACTTTAGGGCATTACTTAATGAATTAAAACTTAAAAAGAATTTCAAACCGGATATCATATATCTAGATTATTTGAATATTTGTGCATCTTCTAGGGTGAAAGGCCTTGGTGGATCTATAAATACTTATTCCTACATTAAATCTATAGCAGAAGAGCTAAGAGGTTTAGCGGTGGAATTTAATCTTCCAATCATGAGCGCAACTCAAACAACGCGTGGTGGTTATGGTAATACTGATGTCGGACTGGAAGATACTTCGGAATCGTTCGGTTTACCCGCAACGGCTGATCTTATGTTTGCTCTCATATCAACTGAGGAACTAGAAGAATTAGGCCAAATGCTGGTAAAACAATTGAAGAATCGTTATAACGATCCAACCAAATACAAAAGATTTGTAGTAGGTATTGATCGAGCAAGAATGAAACTTTACGATGTAGAAGAGTCGGCTCAAACTGATATTATGTCAGATATGGCTCCCGACAAACCAATCGCAACGTGGGGCGATAGAGAAAACAAAGACACGTTCGCGGAATTCAAAACATAAATGGAGAAAATATATATGTTAAATTCGATAAAAAACTGGGTAAAAAATAGATTGCCTGAAAGAACTTCACATGACGGAGTATTGCTTATTGTGATATGCGGTAGTGTGTTGCTTTTTGGTGGTGTAGCTAAACTACTCGCATGGGTAGGAATAGGTTACGGTATCTATACTTTAGTCAGAGAGGAAGCGTAATGAGTTATTTAAAATCATTAGGAATGGCAACATTATTAATTCCATCATTTTCATTTGCAGACGTAAGTGGTAGTGTAGGATATAGTAGTGATTACATGTGGAGAGGGGCAACTCAATCCAATGGCCAATCTAGCTTTAACGCCAATCTTGAAGTAGAATCCAACGGTTTCTTTGCAGGTGCATGGACTGGACAAGTTGACTTCGGAGACGATGCATCTTGGGAAAGGAATCTATATTTAGGATATGGCTTTAGCGTTAGTGATAACTTAAGCGTCAAAGCGGGTATTAATCAAATACGTTATGACGGTGGTGGAAGAGGCGTGAAAGAAGAAGGATTTGTTAAAGTAA